GGCAGGCTGGAAAAGCTAGTGATGGTGGCCCACGAGTACGCGCTGGAACTAAGAAGGGCGACTCATATTGTGCAAGGTCATTAGGTATTAAGAAGGGCTTACCTAAAGACAAGCAGAATGATCCAAACACGCCAAACAATCTAAGTCGCAAACGATGGCGCTGTAAAGGCGCTAAGTCAATGAAGGCTAAGTATGAATAAAGGTCTGTACGCAAATATCCACGCCAAGCGCAAGCGCATCAAGCGCCAGAAGGCTGAGGGTAAAACCCCTGAGAGAATGCGTAAGGCAGGATCAAAAGGCGCACCTACAGACAAAGCGTTTCGGCAATCCGCAAAGACTGCTAAGAAAGCAACATACGAGTGAGGTGACACTATGCCAATGGTCAACGGAAAGAAATACCCGTACACGAAAGAAGGCATGAAGGCTGCTGCAAAGGCTAAGAAGAAAACAAAAAAGTCTAGCAAGTCTAAGAGCGGAGCAAAGTACGAATAATGGCTACTGTCGCACAAGTCGCTAAGGCGGCGTTACAAAGAATCTTGGTACAAGCATCTGAAGCTCCACTAGAGCCAGATGAGTATCAGGACTTTATCTTTGCTATGAACAACTACATGGCTCAGCTAGATGCACAAGGCATTAGCTTGGGTTATACGGAAGTGTCAGATTTAGGTGATACTGTCACAATTCCGACAGGTGCATTGCGTGGACTTATTGCTAACATGGCGATTGAAGTCTCACCTGACTACGGAGGCGTTGTCTCTGAGGGATTGGTACTAGCTGCTCGTCAAGGCTTGCAGACTATGCGTACCATTGGTCAGCGTATACGCGCTTCAGCACTACCTTCTACATTACCTCTTGGCTCTGGTAACGAAGATGAGTCTTGGGGTCTTAACGGACATTTCTACCCAGATTATGAAGCTGAGATACTCGCTGAGACTACTGGGGCTATTGGTCTGGAGAATAATACCCAATGACTACACGCGCGCAAGGTCGTAAAAAGAGTGATTTCGTTGCTAAGACCACGGTTGAGGCTGGCGGTTATTTAGATTATGTAGTGAATGGTACTAACTACAAGATCAGCTACGACAACTTTGTTTCTAATCTTGGGGTTACTGGCTCTATAGTCCAAGACGGCGCAGTTACTGGCGCAGCTATCCTAGACACTCAAGGTACGGTTAATAATATCCGCAACCTTGAGAATGGTTCTGGCGTTACAGCTAACGTCTCTCCTGAGAATGGCGTGATACTGGCGCATAACTTCACACAGGATGCGACAGGAACTCCTATCTTCCTAAACACCACAGCAGACAGCCCTACGTTTGCAAGTTTGGTTGCTGGTAACGGAATAGGCATTACGTCTACTGACAGCTATGTCACGATTGCACAAGTAGGTGTTGCTGAGTACGCCAATGTAACCATGCACGGAAACTCAACTGAAACAGTTATTGCAAGCACTGCAACTCCTGTAAAGGCTGCAGGGACGTTTATAGTAGGTGATGAGGCTGGATACACTGGAGACACTACAGGCAAGATTACGCATACAGGTAGCACTGCTAGGCATATCATTAACGCAATTGTCAGCCTGACTGTAGCAAGCGGCACGAACCACACGGTATCAATGTATATCGCGCTCAACGGCACCGTGGTAAATTCAACCAAGACCACTACCACTACATCTAACGGCCTGTATCGCAGCCTAGCGACTTATGCCAACCTAGAGCTAGACGAAGGTGACTACGTTGAGATATTCGTCAGAAATGAATCAACAACTGACAACATCATTGTATTGGATGCCATTATAGGGGCGCTCTAATGCCTGTAACTCAGTTACCAATAGCTAATGGGTTTTATGTTTCAGACTCCCTACCCATCTCTGCTCAGGAATGCACTAACTGGTATCCGAACATTGTTCAGGGTGCTGGTTTGTCTCAAGAGACTCTATTCGGCACTGAGGGACTTACTCAAGTCGCTGAGGCGCAGACCGTTAATGACATAAACCGTGGCGCACACGAGATGGCTGGCAAGCCTTACTTTGTAAACGGCGACAGGTTATACAGGTTAGAAGAAAACTACACGCTGACGTTTATCGGTGACATTGAAGGCACTGCACGAGTCTCAATGGCTGATAACGGCACTCAGTTAATGGTCTTGGTGCCTAACGGTAAAGGGTATATCTACAATCACGTTACAGATACCTTTGCCGAGATTACGGATTCGGACTTCACTGCGAATGGTAACCCCCAGTTCGTAGTGTTCATAGATGGCTACTTCTTAGTTACCACTGATTCTAAGAAGTTCATAGTAAGCTCCATCAATGACGGCTTGAGCTATAACGCTCTAGACTTCGGTACAGCCGAGTCCGACCCCGATGATATTGTTGCTCCAGTAGTTTACAAGAACCAACTATTTATCTCTGGTGGTCAGACCTTTGAGGCTTTCCAGAACATCGGTGGTGCTGACTTTCCTTTCCAACGTACAGGTCTTTTCTTACAAAAGGGATGTTACGCGCCATACTCACTCGTAAACGCACAAGATACGTTTATGTGGGTAGGTGGTGGAGAGAATGAAGGGCCAGCTATCTGGGCGTTGAACGGCAACTCTACAGTAAAAATATCTACAACTGCGATAGATTCATTGCTGTCTAAACTTTTAGATACGCAAGTGTCGGATATTTATTCTTGGGCATACGCTAGTAAAGGTGCTTACTTTATAGGCTTTGCCCTGCCCTCTACAACGCTTGTTTACGATACTACTAGCCAACGATGGCATGAGCGTAAGTCGTTCATAGAAGGCACTCTAGGAGCTTTCAGGGCTGCTTCTGTGGTCAAGGCGTACAACAAGATTCTGTGCGGCGATATTGTAGACGGAAGAATTGGTGAATTAGACCCTGACGTTTACACCGAGTACGGCAACCCTATTATCCGCAGAGTCGCTACGCAGCCTTTCCAGAACAATATGCAATCTGTTTTCTTCCCTTCACTAGAGCTTACAGTAGAGTCAGGTGTAGGTAATGAAGCGGTAACAGACCCGCAGATAGTCCTAGAGCGAAGCAAGGACGGCAAGACATGGAGCGGCCCTATTGCTAGATCAATAGGCAAGATTGGTGAATACACCAGACGAGCTATCTGGCGCAGGAACGGTAGGGCTGCTAGATTTGAGATATTCCGTTTTACTTTAACGGATGCGGTTAAACCTGTAATCATCCAACTTACGGCAAATATAATTGGTGGAGACAAGTGACAAGCCCAAGACTCAACGTCGCACAGCCTATCGTAGAATCCGATGGGACTATGGCGCAGCCCTTCAGACAATTCACTCAGGACGCAAGTTTGAGCATCCCGATAGTAGGAAGTGGGTCACCAGAGGGTGTAGTAGAGGCTCGTCAGTATAGTTTGTACATTGATTCAACAGGCTCATCTGGATCAATAGAGTACAGGAAGATGCAACCAGATATAGGTGGCGATGTGACACAGGGTTGGGTGGCTGTGTGATTTCAGAGACTAAAGACTCTGAGTTAATTAAACAAATCGCCACTATGCCAGAGCTATGGAAGACCGTAGCTGAAGACGGCATAAACCCAGAGACATGGAGTCCAGACCTAACGGAAGGTTGGCTAATATCCTCAGATGAGGAAGGCTTTGTAGGACTGTATAACGTCCATCCTAATAACGGTGTGACCTTGCAGATACATCCTATTATACCGCCAGAGATTAGAGGCAAAAGAGCTTACAAGTCAGCAAAACAAGTGTTGGAATGGATATTTGGCAATACGAAATATCAAAAAGTAGTGTGCCAAATCCCTGTAATCTACAGAAATGTAAAGTTATTTGCGATGAGGGCAGGGATGAAAGAAGAAGGCTTAAACCGCAAAAGTTACTTAAAAAATGGTAAAATACACGATCAATGGCATCTAGGTATTGCCAAACAGGAATTTGAATTATGAGCAGTGTAAAAGACGCACTATTCGGGAAAACAGACACTTACGGCATGGATGTTGCCGCAGAGAATCGCCGTAGCGCAGAAGATTATATCAAGCAGCAGACAGCACAAGGTCGTCAAGACGTTATTGCTGCTTATGACCCTACCGTACAAGCCTTACAGCAAGGTTATCAGCGTGGCTTAGATATTTACTCCGCAGCAGTGCCTCAGCAATTAGCTGCTTTGAGGACAGGCGCTGGAGAAGCCTATCGGATGCGAGCTGGTTCATTGCCTTTCTATCAATACGCTTTGATGGGCGTTCCTTTTAATATGCCTCAGATGATGTCTCAGGTGGGGCCTATTGACGTTCCTGCGTACCAAAACGTACCAAGCATGGGTCAGCCTCAAGCTGTACAAGCCTCGGCATACAACCCACAGGCTGCTGCATTTAATCCTGCAAGTATAGCTAATATGCTTGGCGGTATGGGTGGCAACATGGGTGGATATGGCGGTGGTTACGGCGGCGAAGATTTCGCAAACGGTCAACGCATAAATTAGAGGTATTAACATGGCCTTGCCAACAATTAACGTCAGACAAAATTACCGAGCCAAAACCTCTAATCTTGCTAAGCCTGATTATGTATTTGGTTTAGGAAACGAGTATGAAAATGCGAGTCAATCTCAAAGAGATATTCTTGCAAATAGAGCAAGAGTACAAGGCAGAGGAGTAAGTGTTACCGATCTTGAATCTGAAATGCAGCGGATTGGATACACTGGCACAGGTCAAGATGACAAGCGATTGTTTGACTACTTGATCGGGCGTGGTGTTGGTTTGGACGAGATGGGGAAAATGTTTGATGTTCCTCAGTCTCAAATTGAGTCACGTTACAATGAAATTCTAAGAGTAGGCCCACAAAATGTTGCTCAGAATGCCGAGTTATTTGGCACGTTTGTTGAGCCTGCTACTGGGCAACGACTTACTGCGGCGCAGTATCAAAACCTAGACCCTAATCGTGAATACGGCACTGTATCATTTTTGGGTGGGCAAACAACACAGCAAGCTGCAGAACAAGCTAATCAACAGCAAGAACCAATTCCAGCAGCGCAACGGCTTTCACTAGAACCAACAGCGCAAGAGGTAGCCCAACAAGCTGCACAACAAGCAAGACAACAACAGCAGCAAACAGCTTCTGGATTGCCTACAGAACTAACCAACATCCCAGTAGACAATGACTACTCAATGGATGAGGCGGCAGTTATTGAGAATCTGATTCGTTCAGGAAGAATTTCTACTCAGCAGGTATCAGATTACTTTAATATTCCTGTAGCTGATATTAACCGTGTCTTAGGTAAGGATTTTGGTTATACGCAAAATAATCTTAATCAGGCTTTGGCTGGGCAGGGCATCATACGCGATGCTTATGATGAAGGCGACGGCACTAGAATGAAAGCAACTGGTGCGGGTACTAATATCTTTAGCGGCATGAATACCGCTGAAGATCAAGCTCTTGCCAGACAAATGGGTATGTCTGCTCTTGAATATGCTCAGGCTGGTGGCTTAGGTGCGAATGTAGACATCAACGCTATACGCGCTGCTCAACAAGGCGTAGGCCAAGACCTGACAAATGTTATGGGTGGTCAGCAAGGTTACACTGGCGGCACTCTTCAAGATGGGAATATTCGTTACAATGACCCCAATGTGATTGGTGGTCAGGTCAATATGCCACAGGTCGGCGTTATAGGCGCAGAAGCAGCGCTACAAGGTGGATTGCAAGGCGGTCTAGCAGGATTGCAAGAAGGTCTAGCAACAGGAGCCACAGGGCTTACAGGAGCTGTAGCATCGGGTCTGCAAGAGCTTCGTAGGGCATTAGGTCAAGGCCGTCAGGATATTACTGCTGGTTATGGTCGTGCTGAGGAAGGCTTCCAACCTTATATGCAGGGTGGTGCAGCGGCTCAATCTCAATTAGAGGCTCTGACAGGCGCTAGAGGACAAGAGGCTTTCCAACAGGCTTACCAAGAGTCTCCTTATATACAGTTCCTCCGTGAGCAGGGCATGAGGGCTAACCTCGCAGGCGCTGCTGCTACTGGTGGATTAGGCGGCGGTAACGTCCAGAAAGAACTTGCTCGTTTTGGTCAGGGTCTAGCCTCACAAGGGCTACAGCAGCAGATTGAAAATCTCCGAGGCTTAACAGGCCAAGGTCTACAAGCTGCACAAGGCGCTGGTCAATACGCAGCAGGTGGTGCAGGTCAACTCGCAGGACTAGAGCAGACTCAAGGCACACAGGCGCTTGGAGCTATGCAGAACGTAGGTAATCAGCTTGCTAATATGGGTATTATTGGTGGACAGACTGCTGCTGAGATGGGCTATGGCACTGGTCAGAATCTCGCTGATATCCGCTCACGCGCAGGTGAATTGATGGCTGGTGAAATATCCAATGTCAGCCGTGATACAGCTAACATTGCTTCGGCATTGGGTGGAAACATCTCTAATGTCTACGGCACACAAGCTCAGCAAATTGCTCAACTGCTTGTTAATTCAGGTATGAGCCAAGCAGACGCAGCACAGCAGACAGCGCAGATGTTAGCTAATATTTCTACTGGCTCTGCTGGTCAGGTTACTGGATTAGGTACTAGCGTGGGTAATATACAGCAGACGGAAGGTATTCTTAGTGGAATAGGAGACGCAGCGTCAGGTATTGGAACACTGATTCGAGCGTCAGATTTTAGATTGAAAGAAAATCTCAATAAAATAGGCCAACTTCCAAGTGGCCTTGGTTTGTATTCTTGGGATTGGAAAGAGTCTGCGCCAAGTGATGCTAAGAACGATCCTACTATCGGTGTGATAGCTCAAGAAGTGCAGCAGCTAATACCTGAAGCTATTGTTCAACGTGCAGATGGCTATATGGCTGTAGACTACTCAAAGGTTAATTAAGATGGCTGAATCTACTTTATTTCAATCTCCTCCACAGCAACAATCTAAGCTGCAAAAATTTGGCGAGATGCTTGGCGGGTTCGGGGCAGGCGTTCAAGGCAGAGGTCAAGAATACCTAGCAGACCTACAAGAACGCCGAGCCGAGGAAGAAAAAAAGCGCCTAAGCGCTATGGTCAAGGACGCTAAGCAAGTTTACGACTTTATTAACCGTGGCGATGTAAACAACGCTGAGGCTTTGATCCAAGACCGAGTGCAGATGATTAACCGTCTAGGCGGTGACCCATCTGACACAGCGCGTATTGGGGCTATGATTCAATCAGGCAACATCGGTCTAGCCAAGCAAGAGCTAGAGACTTTCTTGCGTCCGTTCATGCCTACTGAGACAGTTAAAGCTGCTGATGTGGTAGATGGTCAGCGTGTCGTCATAGACCCTTTAACTGGAGAGACAAGGGCAGAGCCAATATTAGGATTCCAAGCAGCTCCAGAAGAAGATAAAACTTTTGAGAGAGAGTCTGGATTAAGAAAAGAATTTAATACTCTTGATACAGTAAAAAACTTTGCAATCATAAGTGGTGGATTAGGTAAAGTTTTAACATCCGCAAAAGACCCTTCTGGTGCAGGTGATATATCTTTGCTGTTTGCTTATATGAAAATGCTAGATCCAAATTCTGTTGTTCGTGAAGGTGAATTTGCTACAGCTCAAAACGCTGGCTCTGTCCCAGAATCATTAATTGCTAGATACAATAAAGTCAGGACAGGTGAATTACTATCAGACGAGATTAGAAATGATTTTGTTGATCGGGCGCAAAGATTGTATGAAACCGAGGCTGAAACATTTGGAAGAACATACGATACATACAAAAATATCGCTATTTCTAACAATTTAGACCCAAATAGAGCTTTGATTGATTACAGATACAACCCAGCTTCTCCAGAAGTATTAAATATTCCTAGATCAGCCGTCGATCAAGGCATAACTGCTGATGTTTGGGGTGCAATGAATCCAGAAGAACAAGCATTATTTAACTAAGAGAATTACTATGGCAGATCAAAACGAACTCGCAAGGTTGCAGAGGCAAGCCATAGCTAATGCACAAGCTAGGATTGCAAAACGAGCTGAGACTTCTATTGTTGGTGCTTCTGATGTTCCTTCTAATCAAATGGTTGGGCCATCTGAGCCTGTTGATTTAGCTGCTAGACAAAGAGCAGCAGCCGCAGCAGCAGAGGAAAGATTAGGAGTTTCAGAAACAGCAAGGCAGCGTAGACAGGCTTTTCAAGAAGCCCCAGAAATATCTATGGCAGGTGTAAAGTCTATTATGACTCCACTTCCTGAAGATGCAGGAATGATGGAGCGTATTGGTCGTGGCACAAGAGAATTTGCGACGGCTGCGGCAGGATTAACTGCGCTTGATCCTTGGGAATTTGGTCAAATCCTAATGAAGCAAGACCCTAATATTGGAGTAGTACAATCTCCAGAGGGTGAGTTTTTTGCTATTAACAGAGAAACTAACCGCATTGTTTCACTTAACAAAATTGGCCCTAGCCCGACAGATGCGCTTCAATTGTTAGGAAGCACAGCAGCGGCAATGCCTTCTGCTAGAGGGGCTACAATATTAAATAGAGCTTTAACCGCTGGAGGATTACAGACTGCGGTACAAAGTGGGCAAGAATTAATGGGAGGGGAATTTAACCCTGCTGATATTGCTTTAGAGACATTAACTACTGGAGCGGCTGATCTTATTCCAGCAGGATACAGAGCAGCAAGACAAGCTATGTCTTCAGATACTCCTGCTGAGACAGGTATGAAGAAGGTTATCTCTGAGGTTGGCGAAGCGGCTATAGAACCTCAACCTACTCGTTTAGCACGAGCCGCTGAAACGGTTCAGGCAGACCCTACATTAGTAAGTACTGCTCAAAGACTTGGTGTTGAAGAATCTGTTCCACTTAGTGCTTTATCAGGTAATGAACAGTTCCGAGCAGTACAAGCGGGTTTAACCGCACGTTTAGGTTCAGACCTCGCAGACGACCAAGCTCAAGCGATTCTTCAGGTATCTGAGAATGTTGCAAGGCGCTTAGATGAATATGGCGCAGCAGCTTCTCGTGGTGCATTTGATGATGTAATTAGAGGACGCATACAAGACGATATTGCTAGTTTAGCAGAGCAATCAGACGTTCTGTATAAGTCACTAGATAAGGCGGTAAACCGATTCGGCGGCAAGTTCCAGACAGTCGAAACGCCTATCTTAAATTCGTACACCGACCAATTAACGAAGAAGTACAAAAGCGTCCAGAGTATGCCTTCTGGAATACGGAATGTCTTAGAGAAGATTACAGACCCACAAGGTATTTCTTATGACGCTTTGGATAGCTTGCGTAGAACTATAGGCGAGAATTATGCCTCAGCTTTGCGTGGCTCTAATCCTTATCCTGATACCGATGTCAGGTCTTTAGGTCAGCTATACGATGTTATCACTAGACAGCAAAACCAAGCATTAGAAGGCATTGTTGGCCCTAGAGCTAATGAAATATGGGGTACGGCAAAAGCATTAGTGTCTCAAAGAAAGCAGCTAGAAGACTTGTCTATTCAGTCTTTAGGCAGGGATTTGTCTAACGACATCATGCCAAGACTAGAGCAGTCATTGAGCAGTATTACTAGGGGTAATATTCAGTCATTTAACAATAAAATCAACAGCATACCTGAAGAGCTGCGACCTCAAGCAATGGTAACAGCCCTCAAGGGTATGATGCAGAAGTCAGCTAGATCAGCAGATGTTGATAAAGATTTTGCTATGTCTTTGTCTTTCTACCCTAACTGGTGGAGACAGGTTAAGTCAGATGCAAAAGTCTTTAACCTTGTGACTAAATACCTTGATCCTGAGCAAGTCAGATTCTTTGATGATGTGGCTCGTTTAGGAGGGAGCTTACAGCGCAGCATCCAGAAGCAACCTATGAATGGACGCTTGGTGGAGTTTGTAGAAAGTTTCAACGAATCTGGCGGCGTTATATCTCGTCTTATGGGTATCGTAGGCAGAGACAGAGGCCCAGTAGGCATTGTTGCGCGTGGTGGCTCAGCGATATTTGACACAATGCTAGGCGCATCAAGCCGTGGTGATGCGTTGCAGAAAATGTCTGATCTATTGCGTGATAACAACTTTAGGCGCTTGGTATTACGAGGCGCAGAAGGTGAGCCAGTGGATCGTGTAGCAGAGAAGCTAGTAGAGTCTGGAGCATTTAAGGAGTGGTATAATACCGCCTCAGATACTGTTAAGTCTGGAATTCAAGAGCTTGGACGCAGAGCTACACAGACTATCCCCAATGCTTCCTCAGAAAGAATACTAGCTGCTGGCGTTGCAGACTACTTTACTCGCTCTAACATTGATGAAATAGAGCAATACTTTACAGGTGAAGAATAATGGCACGATTCGGTAACTTCGACCAATACTTAGACAATGCTGGCGACCCATTAGCGGAAGGCAAGCTGTACTTCTATGAGTCTGGCACTACCACGCCTAAGACTACCTATGCGGACGTAAACAACAGCATCCCGAATACTAATCCTGTGCTATTAACAGCGGCAGGCCGTCAGCCTAATATATTCTTTGATGGAGTAGCCAAGGTTATCCTCACAGACAACAATGACGTACAAATAGCTGTGCGTGACCCTGTGGGTGAGACTGCTACTGACTTCGGTGATGAGTGGGTTGCTAGTAAGATTTACTCAGCCAATGATGTGGTATTGGGTTCGGACGGTGTTTACTACCGCTCATTGTCCAACGGTAACCAGAACAATAACCCTGTTACGTCTACAGGCTACTGGACGCTGCTTTACTCAGTAGAGTGGAACTCAGGCATCACTTATTCAGTGGGTGATGTTGTCACTTACAACACTCAGCAGTATCAGTCACTTCAAAACTCTAACATTAACCAGAACCCTGCGTCGGCTACTAGCTACTGGGTGTCTCTGGCGTTTGCTTGGTTATCTACAGCGACTTACTCTGAAGACCAGAACGTAGTCGGCACAGACGGCATTCTGTATACGTCTCTCCAGAACTCTAACACTGGCAATGACCCTGCTACCTCTCCTGCGTATTGGGTGGGTACTTCAGCGGCTGCGGCGGCTAGTGCTACGGCAGCGGCGGCATCTGCTACAGCAGCATCCGCAAGCGAGACAGCAGCGGCAGCATCGGAAACCGCAGCGGCAGCGTCTGAGACAGCGGCAGCAGCTTCCGAGAGTGCAGCAGCCTCTAGTGCTAGTGCAGCCTCTACAAGCGCCACAAACGCAGCCTCTAGCGCCTCAGCAGCGTCTACCTCTGAGACTAATGCAGCGGCTAGTGAAACAGCGGCAGCAGCGAGCGCCAGTGCAGCTTCTACTTCTGAAACGAATGCAGCAGCCAGTGCTAGTGCGGCTTCTACTTCAGAAACTAATGCAGCAGCTTCAGAAACAGCAGCAGCGGCCTCAGAAACGGCGGCAGCAGCATCGGAGAGTGCGGCAGCTACCTCAGAGACTAATGCGGCTAACAGCGCGTCAGCGGCCTCTACAAGCGCCTCTAATGCGTCTACCAGTGAGACTAATGCAGCCTCTTCAGCTACAGCCGCAGCAGGAAGCGCCTCAGCGGCGTCAGCTTCTGCCACAGCAGCGGCTGGATCGGCAACGGATGCTTCTGACAAGTATGACGAGTTCGATGCTAGATACTTAGGTGAGAAGGCTTCTGATCCTTCAGTAGATAACCAAGGCGGCGCTTTGGTTGAAGGTGCTTTGTACTTCAACACCACTTCAGACGCGATGAAGGTCTATGACGGAGCAGCGTGGGTAAATGTTGCTCCTGTTGCTACTAGTGTCACAGTCAGTCAAATCTCTGACTACACTGGCGATGCTACAACTCTGAACTATACGTCTAGCCTTTCATCTGACGCACAGACACAGTTAGACGCAAAGGCTGTTTATCCAACTCAAACTGGTAACGCAGGCAAGTATTTAACTACAGATGGTTCATCTACTTCGTGGGGTGAAGTATCTGCTGCTCCTACTATTTCAGCAACAGCGTCTGGCTCTATTGCAAATGGCGACCCAGTAGTAATAAATGCTGACGGAACTGTTAGCGCGGTTGCAGGTACTGCATTTTCAGAAGGCACTGAGGACGATATTGACACAACTTATGGATATGACAATGTAATTCTGTATGATACTGCGGCAAATGCTTATATTTGTGTTTGGTCAGATGCTTCTAATTTGTATGCAAAAGCAGGTACTATTTCTGGGACTACTATTACTTGGGGTACTAGAGTAACAGTTAAAAGTTCGGTAGGTAATAACGAGTTTACTGCTGTATATGATTCCGCATCATCAAAAACAGTAATTTTATATCGTTGGGCAGGAACAGGATATATCTACGGAAATAGTGCTTCTATTAGCGGCACAACTATTACTCTTGGTGGAGAATCCTCTGCTTTATACACTAGCGGCAACAGCGCATTAAGAGCGGCATACGACTCTAACTCCTCTAAAACAGTTTTAACTTTTAGAACCAGTATTGCCTATAGGTCTTCAAAAGTTATTACTTTGTCAGGCTCTACTATTACAGGTGGTTCGGAAGTAGTAATTTCCAGTACAAGCACTGATAGCAACTACTATACAACTACATTTGATTCATCTACCAATAAAATACTAGCCGCTTGGATCGATGTTACAAACTCTTATAATGCATACGCAGCGGTGGGTACTGTTTCAGGCACATCAATATCTTGGAGCACTCCTGCCAAACTTACTGGTAGATGGTTTTCAGCAAGTGCTGCTTTTGACGCAGGACAAAATAAAACTGTTTTTGTGTGCAGGCAGTCTGGACTTGGAACACAAGCATTCGCCGCAACAATATCTGGAACTTCTTTTACAACAAGCTCATCTGTTCAAGTTTCCACAATGGAGTCTACTAGAATCGCTTGTGTATATGACGCTAACATTGAAAATGTTATTGTTACGTTTTCTACCACAACATTATTAGAATATGCTCAATTAGATACTAGTTCTGGAACTCCATCTCCTTATGGGTCTACTACTGTAAACGCAGAATTTGATTATGGAATACATATGTGGATGGCGTTTGATGAAGATACTAATAAAGTAGTGACTGTAGCGGGAGATGGCAATAATTCAAACTATGTTTCATACGTTGTTTTATCTCCGTTAGATACAAATCTTTCATCCTCTAATTTTGTTGGATTTTCTGACGCTGCGTACTCTGATGCTGCAACAGCAACAGTTCAAGTGCTTGGTGGTGTAGACGATGCTCAATCTAGCTTAACTACAAGCTATGCCTACTATGTAAATCCTGTTGGTGGCATAAGTACGTCTCCTGCTTCACCAGAGGCATACGCAGGGATAGCATTATCTTCTACATCAATTTTAATCAAAGGATAGTTATGAAAACGATTATAGATAGCAAGAATCTTTCAAAATATATTCTTGAAGATAACACACAAGTATCTTTTGAAATTGACTGCGTGAAGGTAAACGACCTTAATAATTTTGATTTTATAATTTCAGACCTAAACTCTATTAACTCAAGTTTAGTAGAAAACGTTACGCCTCCAGATGATTGGAATGGAAATAAATACTTTTATGATAATGGTTTTGTGTTAAATCCAGATTGGATTGACCCTGATGCGACGGTAGCTGAAGAACCTTAATGAGTTTAGTAGATTACGCCAAGACAGAACGTCAGAGAGAAATACTGGACGTATGGGAAAACTGCGGACGCAATACTGCTAATGCAGCCCATCGTTTAGGTATTACGACTTCTACATTACGACATCATGTCTCTGCTGTTAAAAACTTTGCTGCTGCTTCTGGATATTCTGACAACTGGGATGCAACTCGTCACGTTCCTGAAGGTGAGATAGTAATTGGCAGGTCTATCTACACTCAGGATGATGAAGGCAATAAGGCTTGGTTGAAGACCAAGAGGACAATGACCGAGGCACAGCGAGACAAGGCTCTGCAAGGTTTTGTTGACGGTCTTACTAAAGGTCTTCCGCAGTACAAGCCGAAGGCTAAACCAAAGCAGAAAAAGTTTGCTGATGACCTTCTGCCCTGCACTGTAATTGGCGATTCGCATTTTGGGATGCGCGCCGATGCTCGTGAAACGAAGGAGCGTGACTACGACACCAAGATAGCGTCTACAAGTATGCTGGATGCTATTGACTACTTGGTAGATGCAGCTCCTGCTTCTGAGCAATCCCTGTTAGTGAATGTCGGTGATTTTATCCA